GTGTTAAGTTTGGGACATCGAGGTGAAGAAAACATGAGCATATATGATATTGAAGTTACAAAAACCGATGGCACAACCTATCAACTAGATCAATACAAAGGAAAGGTCATGTTAATCGTCAACACAGCGAGTCAATGTGGCTTTACGCCACAGTTTGAAGGCTTGCAAGAGCTTTACGAACAATACCAAGATCAAGGCTTTGTCGTATTAGGATTCCCTTGTAACCAATTTGGCAAGCAAGAACCTGGTAACGGTCAAGAAGCCATGCAAAATTGTAAAATTAATTATGGGGTAACTTTCCCAATGCACGAAAAAATTAAAGTGAACGGACCTGAACAACATCCACTTTATCAATACTTAACAGAACAACAAGATGGATTTTTCAATAGTAAAATCAAATGGAATTTCACTAAGTTCTTAATAGATAGAGATGGCAATGTAGTCAATCGTTTCTCACCACAAAAAAATCCAAGTCAAATAAAATCAGATATCGAAGAACTATTATAATGAACAATAAAGACCGTCTTATAACCATGTACTATATGATTATAAGACGGTCTTTTTATGTATTGAATGATTAAAAAAGCAACGACTATGCATTAAGTTGTATCACTTAATACCAGACGCTGCTCTTCGTGTTTTTACCTATACCAATTAATTAAATAAATAAATTTGTACTAAAACTCAGTTCAACATGATTCATCTATTGTGAGATTATATGCAATCTAACCGTTACATGATGTTTTTTCCTGATGATTGGGTTTTAGAATTAAACAAACGAACAAATTACTCAACCACTGATGGTTCTTGTGTGAATGTGCTGATCGCATGTTTGTAAATTAAATGATTTTTGCCTTGTGAGAATACTTTTTAATTTCATAGATTATTAAAATCGCTTAACCATGCGGTTTATAGCTTATCGTACTTTCATAGACTATCATAGTTTTTCAAAGTTTAGGGACTTTTTAGGGACTTTAGGGACCTTGGGTCTTGTTATGTGTTCTGCTTCATTCTAAAAGATCATAATTCTAAAACCCTAACTTAATAGGTGGGTCTTGTTATGTATATACACCACATCAACCTACCCCCATTCGGGGACACAGAGCTATGTCACTCGTCAGCAACGTCATATGAATGCTCAGTTAATGTGATGTAGACACTTTAAGCGGTCTGTGCCGATGACCGAGTCGTTTCATGGAACAACTATTTCATATTGGTATTATAGCATAAAAAAAGAGTGCACACTACTATGTATCCGAGGACGGTAAAACGCCTTTATGCTTCTAAAAATTGAGCACGGAATACACAGGTTTACGTGTGCACTAAAAGTTATTATTGGTCATCTTTGTTGTGCTTGATAAGTTCATCCGTAGAGCTGAATATATACTTGAAAAGAAAATAAATAATTGTAAAAGTATGAACAAAGGTTAATGACATAAATAAAATGATGATTTTTGTATCTATTATTCGTGAAAAGCCATATAGAAGTACGAATAAATTTATTAAAAGTATGATCGTTAGAATAATAAAGCCCCAAATGGCTCTTTTTCTCCATTTGTCTTTAAAATGTAGTTGAGTAATAATTGAGTTTCGTATTTCTTTTTGATAAATTTGACTGTCTTGAAAGTTATCAAATTTATTTTTCGAATCTAGATTGACTTTATCTATTTCATTTTCAGTATACTCTTCTGTATTTTCTTCAGACTTTTTACTTAGTTCTCTCTTCAATTTATCTATAAATTCTTTATCGTTCATTAGCTTATTTCCTTCAATTTATCCAATTGTCTTCTAGCGAAAGGTTTTGTTACATTAAAACTTTTAGATACATTTGCTACCAAGTTTTTATACTCAATATCATTATATTGAGAAATTGGTTTAGGTAATGCTTCGTTTATTATATTCAATGGTAAAAGTAGTTGTGCTGCAAATTCGTTAGCTTCTTGTTCAACCATGTTATCAATTTGTTCACTGTTTTCATTTCTATATAAGATACTAACTTCATTTTTATTTAATTTTTTTTGAGGCCATCCCCAATGCAATAATATATGACCTAATTCATGAGCCATTGTAAATCTTCTCCTACCTTCAACATGATTAGAGTTTACTACAATTTCGGGTTCATTATTATCGTTCACTCTAGTATAACCACTTACAGAATCAGGATAATCAAATGCAGACATATCACTATAAAAGACTTTAATTCCAATAGACTCGATGCAATATTCTAAATCTTTAACTATATTTTTCACATTAAAAAATTGATATTTTTCTCTAAACTCATCTGCTAACTGTCTAATGTTTTTGTCTTTCATAATTATCCCTCCTTTATTTTTATTATATACTAAACCTAAATTTTATTGTAAGTTTTTCACCTCAAAAAAATACCCCCACGTCAGAACTTGTCTGCCTAAAAAGGAGTGGGGGCGTAGTCATTATATTCAAATAATAATCTGTAATTTTTTGTATGTCAATTAAAAATTATATTAACCACCCAGTGACATGTATGGGTGGCTTAGGTTTAAATAAGCGTTAGCTTACAACTACTTTTTAGAGACACTGGATTGAAAGTGTATCAACAATCGAGATTGGTTGTTAATCACGGTGCCTCTCGTGTATCTGTATTATATCATAAAAAAGAGGGCTACCCGTAGGCAACCCTAAACATGTTCTTATTCATTCTAAAAGGTCATAATTCTAAAACGTGTTAAACACTGTTTCCTCATTAATATTATAACATTTTACATGCGTACTCATATAGCTTTTCAGTTGTATTCAAAGTTAAGTTATCAACCTCACGTTTGCCTTGTCTTAATTGTGAAATCACATATTGTGCTACGCCAGTTTCTTTGTGGATTTGGTAACCTGTTATATCGCTTTCGATCAACTCAATTATCTTCATTTTATATTCGCTCATGTTATCTACGTCCATTCTTTTTATCTAAATAATAAAAATGTGTTTTTCTTCCTATAAACAGCAACAATGGTAGGCTTAAAATGAACAATGATATATACATTTGCCACGTCATATTTGAAAACCTCCAAATAATGTTATAATATATATGTGTAAGGAGGAGCCTTAAGGCTCCAAACATAATTATTTCAATCATCGTTGTTTGGCTTTCGGTCTAGGTAACCGAGGTGCCATTTTCTAAGCTGTTTTAACACTTCTGGGATAATCAGTACTGCCAATACTGGATGTTCTAGAAGTGTTTTTATTATGTCTAGCATGAGGCTTTCACCTCCTTACACATAACTTATAAGTCATTAACTAACTTACATATATTATTATACCGCACAATTGTTTATCTTGTAGCTTCTTTATTTAGATTTATACATAAAATGGAGTGATTTCTATATAGTATTAAGACTAAGAAGAAATTCGCTTCAAAAAATGCAGCAATTCTCGTTCACGAATGGGAATTGCTGCATCAGATTCTTAATGCTTTCTTCTATTAGATTTCTTGTCAGAACTAAATATAAACAAAACAAAGAAAACAAAAGGAATAATACCAAATGATCTAGTTATGATATTATAGTTACCTGTTATTTGAGGCAAAATAAAAAAAGCGAGAGCTGTAACTATAAGTAAAAATAAATATATCTTTCTTTTCTTATTCATAATTACAGAACCACACCAATAAATACTCTTGCTATAACACCTGCTATTTGACGATTAAATCCGTTCTGTACTAAGTATTCAGTTATACCATCGGATAATTTCCCTTCAAATCCAGTCAAGTAATCACAAAATTTATTTATAGATTGATAATGAAGGACAACTAATTGAGTACCTGTTCTCTTTTCTACTTGTTTAACTATGTTATCCCAAGCTTTTTGTCCGACTTTATTAACTACAGCCTTAATAGATTTAGCCCCAGCTTTAGCAGCTATCGTTGCTTTTCCTCTTTCTGCAATTCCATCTCTGTATTGCTTAGCTTTTGATTTTAAAACCTCAGCTTCATTAGGGTCTTTAAAAGAGCTTTTATTCTCTTCAATACTCTCTATCAAAGCATTTCCGATTTTTTCTCTTTGTTTCATTTCCTCATCAACTGCTTTAACAGTTTCAGCATTAGCTTTACCTGATTCTATCGTAAAGTAAACAGGTCCCATTAAAAGAGAGGTAGCAATCGTAGCAGCAACAATTTTTCTTACACTTTTGTACATTGTAAAAACTCCTTTTCAGAATTTAAACAATCCCTTAATAAACATCCCAATGAAACAGTATCATATTTCAATTTTATTACAAGTGATTCGTTGACGTTGAGGTCCTAAAAATGACTTAGTGGCTTAGATATGATTTATTACCACAATATGTATAGTATTGAGAAAATAAAAATTCATTTTCTATATAAATGCATGAAAAAAGAGGCTGCCGAAGCAACCTCTAAGCCCTATTATCCATACTTATATTCATCAAGACTTTTTCAACTTAAAATTACAACACTCAACATGAAAAAGTAGTGGGAAATAGAGACACAATAACACACGCACAATACCTTATCGATATTGCGTATATTATTTTAATACAATATATTGATACTGTCAAAAACCAACCAAATAGTTAGATAAAAAATATGTATACCACCCCGAAGGGTGGTTGTATTCTCGTTGGGATAGTTAGGAAGAAAGTAACGAAAATACATATAGATGCCTAAGATAAAGCATCCAGGAAGTAAGGGCGCAATATGCACGACATGCATACCGCAAAACAAATCATAGCACGCTTCTTTTACATAATCAATAAAAAGAGGGCTACCCGTAGGTAACCCTGAATCTGAACCTTAGTGTCTATTTACTCACTTATCACGTATTTGGTGTAACAAAGAGAAAAAATATAATAGGTATCTATTATATTATCATACTCTTCTAGTGAATACTACCCCAAAGGTCGCCTACTCCATGATTAGGTGGAGCGACACCGTTCCATGTACGTATTGGTAAATAGTATCGCTGTCCTTGCCAGTCATAACCGATCCAAACGTGGCCATCTTGAAGCATTACTTCGTCGTAATCACACCAGCCACCAGGTTGAAAGTCATAAGCATGTGGGCAACTTGTGAATGGTCCAACAGTTCGCGCCATAATCGGCTGATTACCGTTCGTAAACCTCGCCTTTTCTTCCATATAGTAAGTACCATAACTATTGCGTCTCCAAGCTCCTGCGACTGGTTTTACCGTATTGCTTGATGCGTTTGTACCTTGAGTAACTGTAGCAATAGGTACTTTACCGTTCATATAAGCTCTGATTTGCTTAATAAAGTAGTCTTTAAGCTTCAATTGCTTATCTTTAGGCAATAACCCTTGCGTGACTGGATTGAAGCCTGTGTGGAGCTCTGCGCTTCTGTGTGGGCACGATGTAGATGTAAATTCATTGTGCAATCTGATAGTATTTCGATTTGCGGGTAGTCCCCACTTTTTCAATAGTCTTGCACATTCTTGGAAAGTGGCTTGTTCATTTTTTAAGAACGTTTTATCATCTGCTCCTATTGACTGACAGACCTCAATACCGTAACCGTTCTTGTTCCCGTACTGATTAGCAGTATGCCAACCGACTTGCGATTCATCTAACGCTTGCCAAACAGTATTTCCCGAGACATAACTGTGGGCAATACCTGCTTCAAGTCTCGATAATGGCGCATTGACTAAGCCATTTCTATACGCTTCTGCTGTCGCACCTTTGCTTCCTGCGTCATTGTGGATAACAATAAACTTCGGATTATATCCACGCTTAGGTAAGTTGTACCCTTTTACTACATCTTTGACAATGTTTAATTTAACCGGTTTTGCTTTCTTTTTAGAGTTAGCTTTTTTAACACTTTGTGTAGGTGATTGTGCTGAACGTGTCGCTGTTGCCGTTTTGAAATTGGGGCGGATGAACCACATAGGGAAGTCGTAATTATGATTGATAAGCTGAGCGACTTCTGTTTTGGCCATACCGCCTCCCCACCAGTTTTGGTCGAGCGATTGAAAAGTATTATAGTTTCCGTCAATATTTCCGTTCGTAACAATAGCAACATGACCATAACCACCGCCGTAGCTTCTATTGAAAATAACAACGTCCCCTGGTTCTGCTTTAAACGAAGGTGTATTAGGATAAATGACAGCTTCTCCCTCAAAATTATTAGCGTTAGGAATGTCTGCAGCACCTATGCCTTTAAGACCATGTCCAAATAATTTATACCAGTACATATTAGCCAGATCAAAACATTGCCAGCCATAAACACCGTCGAAATCCCAACCTTTACCTTTTAATTCATTAATATAAGCGATTGCTTCGTTCTTAGTCAGTGTTGCTGTCATTTGAACCGCCTCCATGTTCATATTGATTCACATCAAATCCGATTTCGTCACTATCATCGACAAACGGTTTTGACGTGTCATATTGTTCTGGTCGGAACTGTTGTACTTCAGGCGCATGTGCTTGATTCTGCCACTGAACCATTTCATCTGTATTATTACTATCTCTAGGTTTTGCGTATAGCTTTACGATACCACTGTCCTTAACCCCCTTCGTTGTCGGATCTACAATAACTCCTAAGCCGACAAGTAAAGTAATAATTGTACCCGCTAAGGCGCTTATTTGTTCTAATTGCGTTGATAAGTCTAGTCCTAATAGTTCTGTGATTTGCTTAATAAATAACAGTAAAGCACCGATTAACCCGGTCAATACTGTTTTATTCTTAATTCTTAATTTCCAATTCATAAAATACCTCCATATAGTAAAAAGCCGACGCAGTGCGCCGACTTAGAAAAATACTTGTGCAAATCCAAATGCCGCAACGATAACCGCAACTACACCTGATATAATTGCGACACCTATCTGTGTGTTGCCTTTTTGCTTTTCAGAAATGACGCTTTGGACATTATGCAAGGTGTCATCATGTGACTTGACTTTATATTTAATATCAATCACTTCATCACCTAAACGTTCCATTGTTCCACTCAGCTTTTCTAAATGCTTCTCAGAACGCTCTTGTGATTCGAAGGAGCGCTCTTGTAAGGATATTTGCCGATTGACCGTCTTTTCTAATGTATTGATTGCCTCTGTATGCTTACGGTCATTATCATTGATACGTTCGTATATCTTATTCTTAGCAGCTTCGAATTCATGTTTTGCCAGATATTCACTTGCGTTTGCCATTGAGCATCATGCCTCCGATAAACGCCATACCACCGCTTTTGGCAGTCAATACCGCAAATTGCGCCCATGTCAACCAGTTTATCGCATTGTATATACTTGCGCTTGCCATTAAAAAATAAATAATCGATGCACCGATACCGCCGACAATTAAAAAGATTTGGCATGTGTTCGTCAAACGGTACCTCGGTATCAACCATGCTGCTGCGAATAGAATTATTGCGACAATCATTAACAATAACCCCCATATCCAAATAGGCATCACATCATTCAAAGCTGAATAAAATTCTGAATCTGCAATCACTTCATCATCTTCTACAAACCAAAATAAACCTCTCATAAATGTAAAAATTGCATAGCCTGCAATCATCACAAAAGCGAGTGATTCGCCTAAGTCTGTTCTTTTCATTGTTTCACCTGCTTTCTATAAAACAAAGAACCGCAATCAATGCGACTGCGGTTCTATTAATTAACAACATCGTATACTGCACCTGTTGGATTAGCGATAGGATTATCGGGCAATCCTTCCAATCGTTTCGCATTCAATTCCTCAATCGTTAACAATTCTTCACCCTCTTTTAATCGGAGGTGTTCCCCGTCGAAGTATACCTTGTCGAATTGTCTTGCAATTCGTTCGGTAGTTTGCAACACTTTGTCGTATGATTTTGTCGGAACGATATTACTACCGCCGAGTACAATTTCATAATGACCATTTCGGATTTCTAAATACAATGTCCATACCATTGTGTTTACCCCCTCATATGCACACGCAGTGTTCGCATGCGTGCAATGTTTTTAGTGTTTCCACTCTCGTTTTTTATTTTTAAATAGAAATAGAGCGGTTTATACGTTGGCGTACCTAAGTCAAGCGTTATATTTCCTTGTTGAGTCGATATGTTATTGCCCGCAAGTACAGATTCTTGCGCTGATACATTTAAGTCGCCAAATTCCTCAATACGTAAACCTACATTACCATGAGAATTTTCACTTTCAGCACCCCAGTCAGCAAGGTAAGTAAATGTAATGTAACGTGCTGAATGCTCTGCATAAACTACATTGAATATCTCAAAGTTTGTACTCGATGTACGATAAAATCTTCCGTCGAAGGTGACAATTCCGTCAGCATAGAATGAAATGGGCTGAACGTCGAATGACATTGACGGTATACCATCTTGCATATAAACAGCACCGTCTGGTCGAGTAATATAAAGACCTCTCGGTCTGATAAATGTTTGTGACTTCGTTGTATTACTTGTTGCGCCTATCTCTTGTCCATTCATATATATTAAACTGTTTTCACCGACGATTGTTACTAACTGCGTATTAAGTGTTCCAGTAGTAATCGCGTCTGCTACCATACCTTCTGCAGTCAGCGCAGTTTTCGCTGTATTTCCTCCATCAGTTGATAACATCCACCCACTGCTGTTCATTGTCACAATATTATTTGGGTTATTTTTATCAACCGAATGAATACCCATATCATCAAATAATAACTCGCTTGATGTGTTTTGGATTTTACTTACCATAGAACGACTAACAATATCTAATGCAGCAAAAGGTAATGCTTTTATACCTGCCATTATTTCTGAAAACTCTTTTACGGTAGTCTGCAGTGAAGACTTGTAAGCATCTGTCATACTAGTTGTCCCGAAAGTGAGTTTTAAATCAATAATTTCTTTTTTAGCACTGTATTTCACTTCTTTTTTAACCACTCGTACTTCAACATCTTCTTTGATACGTTCATCTACTAAAAATACGCGATCACCTAAAACAGTGTGTTGATAGTCATATCCTTGTCTTGATAAATCATAAATATCAGCAGAAAAACTGATTTTTAAAGATTCATCTACAATACGTTCCATTTCTTTACGTAAGGTACTCGCTACTTTTACACGTCCATCACGCAAAGGTGGCGCCCACTTCTCACCATAAACAGAAGCTAGAGGACTGATATAGGTATCCTTTAGTAACGCTTTACCGTCTATATCTTTTTCGTCTTGGTCATAGTTCCCGTAACCTCTAATTGCTGTAAAAAACTCTTGCGAATCTGTTTCTTTAACGATATTCGCAGCGTTTAATTTATACCTGAATTCATAATTGGTATCGTTGCCGATTTTGTCATATAAATAAACAACATTACCAACAATTTTAAATTCAAAGCCGTATCGTTTAATACCTCGTTTAAACATGCTCAATTTACTTTCTCCATCACCCACACCTTCCCACATCAATGAAGCTGATGAACCATTAATCATTACAGTAAAAGGTGTATTTGCAAATACTAAGTTGAAAAATTGAACATCTGTAAAATATTGATCATAACGTTTATACACTCTTAACTCATCTAATCTTTCAATCACTTCTGGGTTGGCAATGATGTCAACGTAAAAACTATTACCTTTCGTGACTTTCTTCGAATAAACGATACGATACTCATTAATGCCAACAATATCTCCGATAATCCAATGTTCTAAATCGGTTGTTTGACTTAAAAATTCCCTGTGATTTTTATCATAGGGAATCTGCATTCTTATACTATCATTCGTATTCAACTCATCAATGTGTTCGAAATCTGTAAATAGCGTGTACTCATTTCCTTGCAAGTCTCTTATAAACATTCAATCACCCTTCTAATCAAACTTCAGTACGCGGCTCTATAAGCAATGAATTTTCAACTGCCGTTACGCTGCTTTCAGAAGATGCTGTTACTATAGAGTAATCGCTTCCGTTTGAAACACAGTTGATTAAATGCATTTTTGATGCTCCTAGATTTCCATTTTTAAAACTAGCGTTAGAAATAGTACCTTTTGATGCTCTTGAATGATGTGAGTGTACGCCGATATTCACTGACACTGTACCTTCATTGACATCAATCACATTAGGACCACCGTTGTTATAATATTCTCCGTTAATTCTCATAATGTGTCCGCCATCGTGCATAGTCGAACCGTTGTTCTGGTCAGCACCATTACGTCCGTTGTCGTAACCTTTGCAATCAATTTCAATAACTTTAGGTAAAACACCATTTTTAATATGGTAATTAAAACCGTCCATTGTTGCATGTTTAGCTACGCATCTTTGTATAATATTGAAATCATATCCCTCAATACTTAATGCGTTACCGCCACTGCCAATAGAAAAATAGCAGTCTTTTGCAAAGAAGTTCTTACCTGCTGTCGTTGCGATTAATTTAACACTATTAGTAAATCTTATGTTTTCAAAGTAAACTTTAGCATTATCAGTGATTTTTACTGCATCATTAAACATATTAGGAAGAATTTGATCGTCAGGAACTCTGGAATCATGTGTACGAATGTATATATTATTAGAACTGTCAATAAAATATGTGCCTGCTTTTTGCGATACTTCTTCCACACTATTCACTTTATCTAAGAATTTGATGTCATTCATATTGTGATAATCTATTAATTCAATTACACTAGTAGCATTTGCTTGATAAACATTTGAGTACGTAGAATCTTGACTCCAAATCAAACCGTCACGGTGTGCACCGATTAATACTTTACCTATACCTATCAAATTAAATGACTTACTTTGTGAGAAACCACTGAATCCGTCAGTCCATCCGTATACACCTTCGTTAACTATAATTTCATCTGCATCTCCATATCTAAGTGCTCTATTAATTGATTTGAACGGTAACGATTGTGTCCCTGGGTTAGAATTATCCCCTTTCTTTACATCTACATAGTATGTTTTTGTCACTGGATTTTTATTAACTGACACATCATAATCAATCGAAGTATTACCGCTATAAGATGTTGCTACTTTAAAAGGTACTACAATTTTTAAGTCCGATGGGGGTGTGTAATTTTCAAAAGTATTATATACCTTTTCGTAAAGGGCGTTCTTTTGAGATGTTTCCTTAACAACTTTTTGTAAGCTGTCAATCCTTTTTTTTAATGTATCGCTAGTAACACCATCTAAATCAACTCTTGCTTGTATAACTTCAGCATCACTTGTACTTTCTTCTAAAATCAACTGATTTAATTGTTGCTGAACGTTAGTATTTTGCGAATTAACTTCTTCTGCTTTTTCAAGAATTATTTTCGCCTCTTCTGATAATGACATTACTTTGTTTAAGTTTTCAAAGACAAAGTTAAAATTCATTTCATCTAAAGCAGTTTTATCTGTAAGTTTCTTATCAACATCAGTAAAGTCAAACAAAAGTTTTTCTACAAGACTGAAAAGGAATTCGAAATTACTGTTAACGCCGTTTACACTCCTTCTATCAAAAAAACCATCTAGTATATGTCTGTTAACCAAATTATTCCCTCCTATACGTAATAAAACGGAAAGTCAAACTGCACATCTGCAACGCTACCACCGCTTATTTTAAATTTATTGATACCTGGTACAATACTGATGAACTTTCTGTTTGTATCTCTTAACTTGTTATTTATTAAGCCGACCAGAACTTTTGTACCGTTCAAATCTACGGTATTTCCTGTTCTCGGCTGTTTATACTCAAATTTTTCACCTGTAGTTTCATTGATCAAAACAAAGTTGCCATCCGTTACTAAGCTAGATAACCTAATATTCAACTTCATGTTTTCAGGGCGAACCGTAACATTACCAGCGTTCCAAACTTCAAATGCTGTATCTGTAAAAGTATATTTGAGCCTATCAACATTTAAATTATCGACAGTACCAAACTTTTCGAAATCTAAATTGTTACTGTTTTTCTCAACGTCTTGCGTTGTATATGACGTTTCCCAGTAAGGTAATTCCACCGTTTCAAATTCAACTTCGAATTCAAACCATAAATCATCTACACTCTGCACTATTTCACTCACATTACGCACTTTCAGTTGCTTTCCTCCGACAAGTCGTGACTTTCCTAAATCCATATCCCCTGTTTTTTTACCGATCGTTTCATACTTGACAGGTTTATCACTATCGTAAGTTAATCTCATTTCACGAATGTAATACGTACCGTAAAACAACTCATTGATTGCATCTCTCAGTGCCGCAATGTCATAACCATACTTGGTCTTTGCTTCTACAACCAATTTCGCTTTTCTGTATTCATCATCAAAACCATAATCAACGCGACGATTCATACCGTCACCGTATTCAAACCTTTGATTTTGAATAATAGATCCAACAATAAAACTGGAAACGCTCAATGCGTCCCCAGTCAATCTATTGTTGCTTATTAAAAATTCTTCATTATCTTTGACTATCATTAAATCGGTATATTCCAAGGCTTATATCCTCCTTTGCATACGCTCTTTAGCAGATTCATCATCCACATATGTTTTGATTGCTGGTAAGTCAGATTCGTTAGTGATATTGATAATTGGTCGAGCAACTTCAACACCATTTGTAATATCAGAACTTACCGCACCATTAATCTTGTCACTCATTCCATTGATGTCTTTGTTCATTTGCGGATTAATTGATTTTAATTCTGGTGCATACGCTTTTTCCATTTGGTTGGCCATATTTTCGACTTCACCAACAACATTACTTGTCATTTGATGTATACCGATTGCCAAACCTTCACCGGTATAATTACCGATTTCCATAAAAACACGTGAGGGAGAGTGTATGCCTAACGCCGATTTAGCTGCACTCACTGCGTTTGATACAACTGAACGTGCAGCACTAGCAATCGCACCCGCCATTGCTCTGACACCGTTAATCATACCTTGAATCAAGTCACGACCAGCGCCTACCATTGCACCTACAAATGAACGTGCAGCAGATACCATGCCCGACACGCCAGAAGTTACCGCACTGACTGCTGATGACATGCCGCCGCTTATCGCACTAACCATACTGCTGATACCGCTGATTGCTGCAGAAACCATACTAGAAAAACCAGAGGCAACTGCAGATACCGCACTTGATATCGCACTTGAAATCGTGGATAAGATACTAGACCATGCAGAAGAGACTGCGCTAAGAATACTGCTCATAATCGAGCTTGCTGTACTAAGCATATTTGAGAAGCCAGAGGATACAAAACTTACTGCGCTTGATACTGCGCTAGAAATAAAACTAACAATACTGGACCAGACAGAACTTATCATACTAGCAATGGCGCTCATGATTGAGCTTGTTACACTGCTTGCTGATGACCACCCTGACGATATTACTGATACTACGGTTGAGACTACGGATGAGATGGTTGAAGAAATCGCAGACCAAATCGAAGATATAATCGAACCTATGCTCGACATGATTGATGATGTGATTGAAACTAATCCAGACCACCCAGCAGATACCGTAGCAACGATTGTAGAGACCACTGTAGTTATCACTGATACTAAAGAGTTCCACAATGCAGAAGCGATAGCAACTAACATTGACCAGAAACTTTGTGCCGTTGTAACTATCATCTGCCAAATTGTAGATAAGACGGTACCTAAGTTTTGAACTGCAGTAAGTATTGTAGTTACAATAGCATTCCAAATAACAGAAGCTACCGCTTGCAATACAGCCCACTGTGTTTGTGCGCTTGTAACGATTGATTGCCATAATGTTGTTAAGAATTGCGCTAAAATATTGAATATATTTTGAGCCATTGTAACGATAGCTTGCCAAATTGCAGCGCCTGCTGCTTGCATTGTCTGCCAAGCACCTTGCCAATCACCTGTTAAAACTTGAAGTAAAGCAGTGATAGTACCTACGATTAAATGCATTGCAATAGTGATAACTGCCTTTATCAGTTCCCATGCTACTTTGACAATAGTAACTAAAACATTCCAACCGGCTTGAAAAATAGGCGTCAGCACAGCTATCGCTGCCTCTACAATTGCGACAATCGCAGCCCAACCAGCTGCAAAGGTTGCTTGTAATGTCTGCATTGCAGCACCTACATAACTAAATTGACCGAGTAAATTTGTAACAAAACTGATAATTGCTGTTACTGCATCCATAACTGCTGTTTTAACAGCATTAAAAGCGTTGGTTACAGCAGTTCTAACTTGTTCGCTCGAATTCCACAATCCTACAAACACAGCTATTAAAGCCGCCACTACTGCAATAACACCTAAAACTGGCGCTGATAAAGCTGAAAAAGCCGCTGTTAACGCGGTCATTACCGCACGAACCGCTGCACTTCTAGCAATAAATGCCACAAATTGACCGATTAATGGACCTATAACTCTTCTTACGAATTCAATTGCTGGATATAATGACATGAATGCACCAGCTAAAATACTAATAACACCGAGCAATGCACCAATAACTGGATGTGCTTGTGTCAAGTTGGCTAACCATGCAGTAAATGCATCAACTACACTTAATACTGCTGCGCCTAACGGTGCCATAGCAGTCGCTACATTGATAATAATATTTACGATATTACCTAGTACAGATAACACTTTGGGACCATTTGTCTGTATATAATCGATAAACTGTTTGAATCCGTCACTTGCTGCTATTTTTGCACTCCACGCTTCAAATCTGTTCGCCATTTCTGCTAAAGATTGAAAAATTAATTGTGAGTTAGGTGCAAATGCTTTCATCAGGTTAAAGATACCTTTGAATGTAGATCCAAAAATTTCTCCAATCAATGGTAAGTTAGTTTTAACATAATTAGTAAAATCTTGAATCGCTTGAGAACCTTCAACACTTGTAGCCCACTTATTAAATGATTCGCCCATTTTAGCAAATCCTTGTGAGACCCATTCTGTCAATGGAGCTAAATTAGTAATAACTGCGATTAAACCGCTACCGAATGAACCGGCAGCACTTAACATATTATTAAATACTCTTACACCTGTTGTTCCCATCATGTCGAAGAAGTTGGAAGCTACTTGTGAAGTTTTAGCCCAATTCAACATTTTACTGCTTGCTTGTTCCATTCCTTGTGCTACACCGCTTAAAAATGGCGTTAAACCTTGCAAAGCAACCTTTGCAGTGTTTACACCGTTTGCCAATGTATTAAAAATTGCTGATTGATTCTGGCTTACAACGCCAGTCCAAGCAGATTTTAAGTCATCTACAGCAGATTGATAGTTTTGCACCTCTTTGGTTACTGATAACGTACCGTTCTCCACCATTTTCAAAGCACTAATAGCCATAGCACCAAAACCTACGACACCTGCGCCAGTAATCGCAAATGCATTTGCTAAACCTAATGCGCCGCCACCTACAACACCTATAGCATTCATCACTGCCATTAAAGCAGGTACTACAGACGCAATCGCAGGTACTAAAGCAGTGATAGAAGATAAGAACATTCCTTTAAACACATTCGCCGCAACAGTACCAGTGGTTCTGATATTGTTAGCTAAAGTGTCCATTTTGTTTTGGAAGTTGCCTAAAGCAGAGGTAATAGAAGCTAAACCGTTTCTGATAGGGTTAGTATCTAAATCAATTTTCTTTTCAATCTTATTTGCTTCAAATGCTGCCAATCTTGCTTGCAATGCGGCTAATTCAGCCTGAAACAGTCCAGTGTCAAGCTCCACTCTTTTTTTTATCGTATCGCTCTCAAATGCGTTAGCTTGTGCATTAGCTATTGCGAGTTTTTGTTGCAAATCAGCTATATTTGCTTTTAAATCTTTTATTGCGTCGTTACTTTCATATTGTTTCGCTAAAGCTTCGGCTTGCATCAACTTTTGTTTCAAGTCATTAATAGTAGCTTTTAATTCGACTTCCACATCGTCGGGGATACTTTCAGCCAAAGCAATCGCCCTTTGAATATCACGTTCAAAGTCGCTTATATCTGCTTCTATTTCTGCGATAAAGCGCGCTACATCATCCAATCGCAATCCCTCCTTTATTTATCTATTTCTTTTTGCTGTCTAACCAGCGTTGAAGTGCTTGACGTTGTACTTCTCTTGTTTTGCGTTTAATCCACTTATCATGTGCTTTGTCATGTTCAACAGAAGTTTCTGTCTTATCTATCAATTGACGTTCATGTTCAAGATTTTTTGATATTTTCTTGATATCTTTACCGCCCGAAAGTCTAGCTTGCATGATAGATTGTGTTCGTAAATCCTCTAATGTGTCCAAACGTCTATGTCTTGCACCTTTGATATATAACTCCCATTCTTTGATTGTGAGTTGATCTAGTTCATATATAGGAATGTAACCTAGTAAACGAATTGAAGTTTCGACAATATAGTCATAGTCTATTCCGCTTTGTTGAACAGATTTTGACCCGTTACGTTTTTGTACATTTGATCGAACATGTCCAGTTCCTTCTCTTTGCCCTTGCGGTTTTGATACATTGTGTCGATTAAGTTGTTGACCTTTCCCTTAACCATACCGTCGTTTCTTAACGTGTTTAATGCACCTTTGAATAGAGAATCAATTTCTCCGTTCTCTTCTGCATATTTTTCAATAGCATTTTCTACTTCGATTAATGACGGCTTTTCTTTTGTTAAATTAGATACAGCACAGTACCAGAATTGAGATAACTTTTCTGGGTCTTGTTGGATTAATCCTAAAAAGATACCTGTAACGCCATCACCTTTAGTTTTAACGCCGTCTTTTTCAGTCGCTTCTGCGAATTGTTTTGCTTCACGCACAAACGCGATTGAACCTTTAGCTGTGTAGTCTTTACCGTTAATATTTAATGTATTTGTCATAATTTAATTACTCCTTTTAATTAGAAAATAGATAAATAAAAAAGGGGGCGATTGCCCCCGAATGAAAATTAGATGTTTTGAGTAGCAGCGTCCTCTGCGTCGCCTGTAGCTTCGCCGATAGACTCGTAAACGATTGCAGATGCAACAGAAGGGTCAATGATTTCCGCTGGTAATTTCGGCTCATAACCGTCCGCAGAATTCAATTTAACCTTTAATGATACTTCGATATTCTCATCTTCATCATCTACTTCTAGTGTACGTCCATCTGGAATTACATAAGCGAATGTCGCATTATGTCCTTCTACTTCTGCTTGTGTATCAGTATCAGTGTATTTAACTACATCATTGTTGATAATCCAGAAGCGCATTTGTTTACCATACTTACACGCTTCTTTAAAATCTCGGTCACCTTTAATGTTTTTATCGTAAGGGAATGTAACCTCGATTGTTTCTTCTACAACACCTGCAGACCAATCTTTACGGTTACCTCTGATTTTTTCTCGTAATTCATTTTCAAATTCATGCGAGAATTCACTTGTTCCTGCTAAAACGAAGTCAATCGCTTTTGCTTGTTCGATTGGTGTATCTGCTGGAATACCAATAAGGGTCCATTTATCTACTGCCATTTATATCCACTCCTTAGTTTTTATATCTCAATTTATGATCTACTGTATAAGCAATTCGTAAAATACCATGTTGCGTTTGACCGTCAACATCAGTAATTACTTGTTGCGTATCTATTCTTGTTTCTTTGCAACTGTAATAATCCATTATCGGTTCTTTTTGTGCATAATATGACAAGTCAGAAAGTAATCCGCGTGTTTCATCCACAACCAAATGTTGATTAACGTTATTTCTATGAAATAAGTGGAAGGTAATCGCAATTCTCTCTATATGACTATTGCTGCGATAAGTTGGCAGTGTGTTCGTTTCCCCTGCAACTACATAAGTGAGTTGAGGTACATTATTGCCATTTTCGTCTAAACCTATATCGGTTTGCATACAGTCAAAAATGTTACGTCCTAATCGTTCGAATAATGGCGACTTGTACAAGTTCGTCATCACTGCTCTAAATAATGATTGTTCAGCTGTTCTGTATATAGCTTGCATGTGTCTTACCTCCCTTAATCAAAATAACTTTTAAAATATTGGCGTGCGATATCTAACGACGGATACCAGAAAGGTTGAGCGACCATACCACGAGTAGTATAGAATCGACCGTCTTTAAAATAAGTCCAAGGAATCTTCTTAGCACGTGAACCTCTAGTAGCGTATACGCCTGTACCGAACTCGACGTATACAGCATGACTGGCACCGACTTTGACTTGGCCATGAAAACCACTGATTGACATATCAATTGAGTTTTTCAATGCACTTGTATCAACTGGTGCCATACTAGACGCATTACTGTGTAATAACGCTGTCGTCTCTGCTACACCACGTTTAGCCTCGCTTAATACTTTGGCTTTGTACTTTTGAAGTCCTCTACTTATAATATTAGCCATATCCTACACTCTCACTAATGGCACTCTGTTTATTTCATGTTGGCCGCCTTGGTCCTCTAAATCACCATTCAGCTTGTAACGTACACCTTCAAATACAATGACATCAGAGCGCTTAATACCTACGTTATACGGAATATAAAGCATTCTTGATAATTCAACACCTAATGCTTTGAACTCTGCTTTCTGCGACGTGCTAGGCGTGTCTAAAAAAGCAGTAGCATTTGTTGTTGTTTTATCTTGTATTTGTTTAGGTGGATAAGTTGAAGTGTCGTTAAGAGTTGTTACACGTTCTATAGTGATTTGATGTGGAAACTCATCAATAAACATAATTTCCACCCCAATTTACCTTTCTATATTGTTTTAACTTGTCATATAAATGTTGGTCATCGCTATCTTTATAAGTATAGCTGACCGTCCCCATCGAACGACCAGCTAGATTACTGTGTTTATTCAATCTTGTTGCGATACTGTGAGCAATAAATTCTTCTACGCCATGAGGCAACGATGATGCAAACGACCTATGGCAATATTCTTCAGCCACTTTTAAATAATGAGGAATTAATAAAACAATTTCTTCGTCTTTAGAAATATCTTGTAAATCCCACTCATTTATTAACTTAACTTTTAGTACATCCATGGTTTTGCACCTCATTCATCTTTCAGACGTTCAAAAAAAGGTAATTTATACCCTGCTTTTTTAAGTCGCTTTTCAAAATCTTCGATGTACTTAACTGTTTTATTAACCTCTGTTTCAGCATTAAATAATTGTCCATCTTCTTTATTCTTGCAGTCTTTAATCACCTTAAATTTTGCCATTCAATATCACCTCTTTATTAGGCTGTCGGTGTCGATTCAGTTGTTTCTGCTCCTGCTGTTAAAGGCACTTTAACTACACCATCTAAACGTTCTGGGAACATTAATACACCTGATACCACTAATGTTTGGTGTGTTAATGTCTCTTGATGTACAAAGTGCGTCATACCTACCAAGCCTGTTGAGTCAGAAGTTAAGTCAAACGCTTGACCTAGATCTGAATTGCCTGCAGGAATGTAAGCAATAACCAAATTCTCTGCAGCAGTTGCATAGATGTTACCTTGCTCAACTTGAGTTGATGTAAATACAACAACACCTGTTGCGTCTGTGTAGTAATTCAATCCGAATGAAGTTTCTAACGTTAATTTTTTATCAGCAATTGCTTGTGCTACGTCCATTGGATGCGCAAATACAACAACACGGATAGTGTCATCTTCAAAAATTGTGTTTAATGCACCCCATGCTGAAGCTAACGCACCTTGCAATCCATTACTTGCATTTAAATTAGTTTGAGCGCTTCCTGATTGGACTAAAGTGAATAAATCTTTTCTCATATTTTTTTGCACTTCTTTAATAAGTGCTTCATCTGTAATGTCAATTGCAGAGTTTAAACCGTATTTTTGAATCGCTTCACCTGACGTTGATTTACGATATTTTGATAGTTTAATCTCTTTTGTTTCAGCAACTTTCGGCGTTACGTTAGAAAGTGGGATTAAATCACCTTCAGCTACATTGCCATCAGCCAAAGTCACTTCAGGTTTACCTAATAATTCGATTTGCATACCGCTTTGTACAGGGAATAAACGAGAAATCCCTAAAGCTTCGCGGAAATCCTTTAAATTCTCTTCAAATCGATAAGTAAAATCGATTGATTTAGCTTTAAAGTTGTCTAATGTAGCTACAGTTTGTAATCCCGTTTCTGGATAACTAGGTGTAGCAAAGTGCTGTAAGTTTAATTTTAAAAAGTTTGTTTTGTCCATATTACATTCTCCTTTTAGTTAAATAATTGAATGTTATCTTCAATTGCTTTTTGTCTAGTAGTCGGATCTTTGATTTTCATAATTTCCTCTTTAGAGAACCCTTTGTTACCATCACTAGCTAACGGAGTTCTACCTTTTTTAACACTTGGTTGTTCAAATAAATAGGGCTTTGATTCTTTTAAAGCACTTACTTTTTCTTCTAATCCAACCACTGTATCGCCATCAAGTTTTAAATCTGCCTTGTCGATAAAAGCTAAAATGTCGTCTGGGTCATTAGCTTCTTTTGCAACAGCAGTTTTAATAGCGTTATTGATTTTTAAATCTTTCATCTTAGTTTCAAATTCAGCATTAGAATTTTTGTATTCTTCCAATTCTTTCTTTAGTCCTTCATTATCACCGACTTTATCTTGTAGTTCTTGAATTTGTTGGTCTCGGTTTGAGATTTCAGTATTAGCTGCATCTAGCTGCTCGTTAAGCGATTCCTCTTTATTTTTATAATCTCTTAAAGAATCATGATGTTCATCAATAATCTTTTGAACTGTTTCTTCTTCCAAACCTAAACCGCGTAAAAATTCTCTTTTCATATTTATTACTCCTCACATTTTTGATAACACTGGTCTTATCCAGCACGAGTTTGCACCTTTTAACGCCTTAAGCATTTTTGGGCATAAAAATAACCGGCAATCTCACGACTGTCGGTTAAATAATTAATTCTTTTTTACATGCATACCTTTTCTATCGATACTTACAATAGATGTATCACTTTTATTCAGTTTCTTAAGTTCTTTTTCAATATTTTTCAAAGTGTTATCAATACTTTTTAAATAGCGTTCTGTTTTGTCTGCCATTATTATTTAACCTTCTTCCTCTTACCATTAGGTTTATATGGATATTCTTTACCGGTACGTTCCTTGTACCAATCCATATATGTAACATAAGGTATCTGTTTTGTTTTGTTGTTCTTGTCTCTTGATGCTCTTATTTGTGGTCTCATACCATTCACAGTGTACAACTTCTTGCACCTGCAATTGATGTTTTGTTTAGCACTGTCTACACCGACAAGCAGGCGTGGTGCTTTTCCAGTGGATAAACCTACTGTGAAGTTGCCATTCTCATCTTCTTCTACACCGTCATGATGTGCATGTGATGGTCTTGTACGACTATCTAACGTAGCATCCCAATAGCCTTTGATTCTAGCACCGTTTTCTTTAGCAACATCTTCTGCGTCTACTTGCGCTTGTGATTGAGAACGCCCACCTTCTGTACGTGCTACTAAACGTGCTTGCTTTCCTGTCATACCTACATCTTTTTCAATAGTTTCAGCAATTTCATTGTAGCTGTTGCCGCCCATCAATCCAGTAGCAGTATGAACTCTGATTCTTTCAAGCACTTTATTTCTGTGTTTCTCTAATGTTTTATCAAGATTAATCTTCTCCACAGGTTGATTCAATGCTTTTTGAATGACTTTATCATCTGGTAAAGTAAAAGACATTTGAATATCTGATGTCTGTTCAATCAAATACATGTGAGACATAAAACCGTCTAAATACACAGCTTGTTGTGTTTCTTTTATTTCTTGTTTGATTTTCTTAAACTCATCATCAAGCATATCGCCCATTTTATCTAACATCTTGTTGTAGCGATTATATTTGTTGAATTCTGTCCAAGTAATGTGTGGATCATCTTCTTTTGAGTACTTAACATAGGATAAAGTAAACGATTCAAGTATCATCTTCAAAACCCTAGCAAATATCTCTTGTATCACTGTCTCAGATTCAGCAATGTATCTATCTAACTTACTTTCAATATCCTTCTGGTTCTTCATCGTTATCATCTACTTTTTCTGAAGTATCTTGCGTGTAAACAACACTTTCAGCGTTCATTTGTTCTAATTCTTTTTCCACATCCGTTACAAAAGGATGATGTGATAAAAGTGTCTTTTGACTCAACATAGTTTGGGACCTGCTGACAATATCAGTTTGTTCTAATTCATTAACCAATCTATTATAGTTAAAAGAAACATCGAACGTTTTATATTCATCCGCATTCAAATCATAAAACTTCAAAATAAACCAAATCAAATTTTGGATTGCAACATGTGTTTTACGTGCTAAAGGTTTTACTTTTAGATCTAAGTTCCCATACAAAAACTTAATAGAAATACCGCTTGGACTGTTACCGAGTTTATCTTGAGAAAAATCAACGCCACGTCCGAATTGAATTAAATATTCTTTCATGTTTTGCAAATACTCTAAAGATGATTGAACTGGTACATCTACACGTATTGTGTCTACATCGCCATCATGTGCTACATTAATAGCTTTATAATGCTTGAGATTTACCATAAATTCCCTCAAGTCTTCCCCTTCGTATCCTTTTAAAATATGAATAAGATCAGTTGATTCATCGAAAGTATTTTGTAAATCCGAAATCCTTTTATTAATTGCATCTATAATCGCTTTATAGCGCCAAATATCGCCGACATTATCACTGTTATTTTTAAACTCTACAAAAGGGACACGCCCCCACGATTCATTATCGTAATGCGTTGTATATGGTTCTTCATATGAATAATCTAATACAAGACTTCCACCATGCATTTCATAATATGTCACATCTTCTTTCGTCCAATACTCGACTTTTAACACATCATCTGAGATGTAATGACGGATAATAGCATCTAATTCTTTGCATTTTCTATCTGCCCATATTGGTATGATTTCTTCCGTAGGAATTTCGACAAAGTTAAATCCTCCGTTTTCGTCAATATAAATGTGCAACCAAGAATTGCCTTTATTGGAAGTGTTTTTTAAAATATCTATTAAATCATCGCTGAAATCGTCATCAAGATGTTCATTTACTAACTGATTCAACTTATTGTTTTGATGTGTAATAGTCGGTGGATCACCCACCATATATTCGACTTTTTGGTCTACCATATTAGCATGATAAGCTGTAGGTATACGCCAATCAGGTTTAGTTTTATCAATGATTCCATCAAAATTATGAGGAGGTTCTGCAAAGATAATATCAGGCTCATTGTCGTAATATCTTTGACCAGTTAATATCATAGGTATTTCTGTTTTATGATTGTTAATCAATTTCATTAACTGTTCCACTTCAAAAACCTTATTTTTCATTTCTAATTCTTCCATAATTCTTTCGCCATAAGGCTTTTCATCAGGTAAATAAATATTAATCACCGCCCTTTAGGTTTTAAAATACTAATAGATGACTGACGCATGTCACGCTCTAAGGCGTATCTTGTAGCGTCAATAGTATGATTGTCTTTATCCTCTAATCGAGGTTTTATATTACCGTCTTTATCCGTCTGATAATCGATGTTTTCGAATTCTTTTGCTATATTAGGTGTTCGATTAGGATCTATAACAATAGCTTCTAAATCATTTAACCATTGCTCACCGTATTCCACGCTATCCGGACCTTTCTTAACCGCTTTTACACGTGGTATGTTCTGTTCTATTTTTAACTCAGCTATAGACTTGGGTTCTGCACTGTCACAATAGATGTCATCATTCTGATAACCTTTCTTCTTAATCCACTGTGCAATCTCCCTATTGCTTATCTGTACGCCATAGTGTTCATCCATAGCGTATATAATGCGTTTCTTCTTGTCATAATGCCACCTAACAAACGCTAACGGGTCTGTAGCATAACCGAAGTCAATCGCATTGCGTATATTATCGAATGTATCAAACTGTTCTTGAGGTATTGTTTCAATGCGTAAATTGTTGAATGGTACAACACCACTGCCAATCGCTTCACCTAAATACTCCCAACGGTAACGCAACTCATTTATTGCTTTAGCTGCCTTTGCTTCTTCAATAAACTCTTTGGCTATGAAAGGGTTATTCAAGTAAGTTGAATGATGAACAAACGTATTATCAGGTTGAAATGAAGATTCATATTTTTTATTAACCCACGACTGCTTTCGTTTAGGTGGGTTGTACGTATAGAAAAACTTATAAAAAAGACCATTATCCAATTCACCGCGTAATAGTGAGTTAGTAATGGTCGTCACTTCATCTTCTGTTTTAAACTCTGCTAATTCCTCTATCCAAGCTATCGCATAAGGGAATTGAGCGTCTTTCAATGATTTAATACGTTCAGGGTTCTGCGCCCCTCTGAACACCATTTTATTACCTCTGGGAACATATGTGATTTCCATAGGCGATACCTTAATCTTAAACAAATGTGATACACCCATAACGTTGATTGCCCATTTAATCTGTTCAAACACTGACAAAGCTAAAGTGTTGTCTATCTTACGTAATATCAATGCGTTCACTGGATAACGCATAATCAACAGTACGATAATAATAGCAATGTCAGATGACTTACCTGAACCACGTCCGCCCTTAGCTATAATATTTAACTTACCTTTATCCTTTGCTGCATGCCATAAGGAATGAAAGTGTTCAGGTATTAGTTCACTTAACTTCACTCTCATTAGATATCATCCACAAATTGAACCGATCCAGTGTGTTCTACTTCTTGTTTCTCAATTGGATTATATCCAGTACGATCTAAAATATCTTTTGCTGCTTGAAACTTAACTAATTCACTTTTAGCATTTAATAAACTAATCATTGTTTGCAACGCTTGAGGTACAGAACTTTCTAAATGATGCGCTTGATAAGCCATTAAGCCTGCTTTGAATTTGTCATTCGTTTTCCATCTGCTAATAGAAGGTTGCGGCGTGTTAATTTCAATCGCTATTTCCTTGTCGCTTAAATCTGTTTCGTTTTTGATACGTATATACTCTCTTTGTTTTTTTGTTAATTTCAGATAATCTTCAAAATTAACACCATTTAACATATTAGTCATCTTATACTATCACCTACTTTTTGTTAGTCACGCTATTTATTTTTGTATTAAAAAAACGTCCAATTAAGGACGTTAGCATTTTAATTGTTTAATAATGTTTTGACAAATTCATCCACATGCAACGACGTTCTTACTGGCAATGATTCTTTTCCAATAAATAAATCAGTGTACCAAACTTTTTCATCTAAAATGTTGTAATTTTTATATGCTAGAACATCTATACTTTTAACATTGCGTAAAACTTTGAAATACTGATAGTATTGTCCTAAAAAAACAGTATATACGAATAAATCCCCATTTGAAATAAATGTTAACATTACTGAATCTTCGTCATTCTTTATTCCTAACAATAAATTGCCAATATTTTGAGTAATACCATAATCGTTTAAAATTTTTTTGACTTCTGGACCCGCCCAATTTGATTCTAAAAATTCTTTTCTGTAAACTTCGTCCAAAAATTCTTGTAATTCTATTTCTGCCATAACGATATACCTCCATAATTTTATTGTGTCACATTTATATACCCTTTTAACTACAAAAAGACACCCGATTTTTCTATCGGATGCCTAAAATTATTTAGGGAGGTTGTTGAGTCGTTTGTCATGGCTTTGTAGAATTCCTCTACACTATCATAATATCATCAAATAATACCCTCTATGCACACCGGATGCACATCACTATTTCATTCCAACCTCTAAAGCTACTGCTCTCACAAAGTTTTTACGTATTTTACCTGCCGTATTACGGTGCATAAAACACTCTTCAGCGATATGTTCCATTTTCATGTTTTTGTTAGAGTTCCAGTATTTCAAGCGTATCACTTGTTTATATTCCTCGGGCAATTTACTATAAGTGCTTTCAATCGCTTGAACCATTTCCTCTTGATTGCGTAACATCTTATTCGTCATAAGTCTTGTAGCCATGACTTCTGTCGTACGTGTAGGCTCCCCTTTCTGCAATGGTCCATAAACAATGTTTTCGTCAATCTGTTGTGTGGGATTGAGTATTTCAAGCCTTAACTTCTTAATGTCTTTCTTAGTGGCTTCAAGATTATAAATCTCACTTTCAATATATCTGAAAGTACCTGCTTTAATATCTGTCAATATCGTCAACCTCCGTCTGTTTAGTTAAATAACCGATAATGTAATTTTTGCTTTCTATTTCCTCTTTTTGACCTCTGTTTACTTTGTACTGAATAAGAGAGAATAGTGAGAGGAGTAATGTTAATATCATCCACATGCCTATCTCACTCCATTCAAATGGATATGATCGTTTATGTTAAAGTCACTAGGTACTTCCACTTCGTCATTCTGTGTGCGGTAAATCATTACTCTGTTCGCTGTTTCTTTACCTAACTCCCATGTGATAACTGATATTGCTACGAGTAAAATACTTTTAATAAATTGTTTCATTCACTCGTCCTCCTTATTTTTTGACTGTCTTATCCATTCTATCAATATATCCAAAGACAACTTATATTTATTATTCTTCACATACTTTTCTTGTTCTTCACCCCACACATACCTATCTAATTCTTCGTGCCACTTATGACCGCACTGTGTACATTCGTGCAGGTACGTTCTTCGTTGTTCTGGTAAATAATCTGACCATTGAAGCGTTATAAAGTCCTCACTGTAACATTGCCTGCAATACTGCGGAAAGCCATACTTTTGTAATCTCTCTTTTATCCTGTCATGTGGCAGTCGCTTAAGTAAGTAATCTCTAGGTGGCAGTTTGAATTTCATTGCGTCACTTCCTAAAATAAACTTAGTTGCTCTGTCTGCTCTGTAATCCTATCCACCCATTCATAGATGTTCTGTTTACTGCTAGTTGTTGTATTCATATATTTAACGTTTCTGCTGCGTAAGAATAACTGGTAGTTTTGATTATCTTGTGTGTAATACACTAACCAACCATAGATAGAACGTTCTGTTTCTACTGCGTTGTTTATGTTGTCTATAATTTCTTTATAACTGAATAATTTGTGTTCCACTTGCACAATTCTGTTTTTAGTAACACATTTCCAATCATCTGTTCTTGGATAAAGTAAAAACTCATACATCTTTTTCTCACTTCCTAAAAGCAAGGCGGACGAACCGCCAAGCTTGTTTTTTAAACCCGTCGAATCCAACCGGTTTAGTTTTTTATACGTATCGAATTCGAGACGGTTAACATTTATTCTCCTGTGCTACCGTAAGCACCTCTGTTACTTTCATTTTCAAACTCTTCTACTTCTACCGGCTGCATATAAGAAACGGGTGCGATGACTAACTGCGCTAAACGCTCACCTTGTTTAACAGTTATAGGTTCATTACTGATATTATCTGTGATAATTCCTATCTCTTTGTGGTAGGTTTGATCTATCGTACCCAACGCTACACGCAGTTTAGTTTTAAGCGATTTACCAGAACGTGGTCTGACTTGTGCTTCATAACCATAAGGTAAGTTAATTGCAACATCTGTTTTAACTGCTACTGTTGTGTGAGGTTCTATCACTGTTGTTTCAGACACATACAGGTCTAAACCTGAGTCAGTAACGTTAGCACGTGTCGGCATTGTTGCGTTTTCAGATAATAATTTGATTTGTAGTTTAGTCATTATTTTTGTCCTCCAAATTTTTCAACTATATCACTTACGATGTTCACATATTCCTCAGCATCACTAGCATAATCACCTTCATCTTTAATCTCGTTAAACGCTTTTGCCTTTTTCAACACCTCTACATACTCTTTGTAAATATCTTGATGTGTTTGCATGTGTGGGTACTTTTCTGCTAATGCTTTAGCACCTTCTACTTGTTTTTCCATGTATTTGTATTTCATTCCACTTCCTCCTTAATAACCTCGCCACTTTCGAGCCATTCATGCACGAATTCTGGCAATTCCCCCAAAGTAAATTGTGTTTTTGCAATGTCATCTTCGTATTTCGCACTTAAATACCATTCATTACGGAATCTTCTGTAATTTAAGTAGGCAAAAGCTCTTGAAAGTCCAGGGTGCTTAATGTAATACTTCTTGTCTTCTTTACGCTCTTCCGGTGGAGTAGAAGCGTATTCGACAATGAGTTTGAATAGTTTTTCTCTTTTATCCGACGTGATTTTATCAATACCCAGTCCACTAATATTCATTATATTTTCGGTTTCGACATCAACATATCCTAATTGTTCATAATCATCATCTACTTCTCTAATATAGATATAAAGAAACATATCTGATGCATTTAAAATCTTAAACCCCATATCTTCAATCCCTTTAATAAATTCCTTAGTCTTCATCAACTATCCCTCCTTTGATTCGATCCATTTCATGCTGCACGTTTTTATACTGTGAGTTGCTAGGATTCCATTGAATTTTTTGTCTGATATAGTTTTCTAACTCCGTCCAGTCGCTGCGATACATTTTAATATCCTCTAGTAACTCGTAATAGGCTTTCTTATACTTTTCTAATAACTCTTTATCAGTTGCTTGCATGGTTATTGTCCTCCAGTAAGTGTGAGTGTTCATAAATGTTACCCAAAACTTCATACTCTGTTGAACTATCTATAATGTAGTGGTCGTAACCTCCGTTATAAAATTCAGTTAATAAAAAACTTCCGTCTAACCATTCCACTACATATAACTCATCGTATGAATTTCTCACAATATCTGACTCATAAATTTCTTTTCCGTTTTTGTCTTTCAGACCAGTCGACATCATCACAATTCTATTAATGGCGCCATCTTTTTCGATTAAATCCAGGTCTTCAATATGGTCAAACCAAATAGTGAATCCCATATCAAAGTCTTGTTGTTCAGCATAACTCATGCCTTTCTGATAATCAGTTCTATGTCTTTCTCTATCAAACTCTCTGAATTTAGGTATCATCCCATTTCCTCCTGTTTTTCAAATAATCCTCTCTAGCAACGATCGCAGTGATGCGTGTAGGGCTTGCATCAATCACAAACCCTTTTACACCTCTGCTCTGTAACTCTTGCTCTAGTTGCGTCAAACTACGTCCTCGTGTGTCTGATTTGAAACGTTGTTTAATTGTGTTTGTAAGTTCTCTGCCATCCATTACAAAATTCCTTCATCATTGAATTTATGATTTAGTGATTGCCCTTGCTCTAATTGTTCAACAATTCTCTTGATACACAGCTTTGCATGCTGCTCACGCATGTTGTCCACATATAACTCTCCTGTACATGTATTCAATTGAGCGTTTGCGTATTTAAGCGCCTCTTTTAAGGTCATTTAAAGCCCCTCCTTGAGACGTTGAGCATAATCGATGATTTTATCCAGCTCTTTATCTAATGCGTCTTTACGACCTAATCTTGTCGGATATCTAATAAGATTAAACTTCATTGCACCTCTGAACTCTTCGGGTGTAAAGTGTTGTCTACAAAATTCGATAACATCAATATCACCTGTCCCTTGATAATGCTCAGGAATGTTTTTGCAATCTTCAAAATGTTCAGCTTTCTTAAAAGACATTGGCAGTTTGTCGAAGTAATCCTCGTCTGTCAGTTCGAACGGGTCATCGATACCGTCCAACTGAACCATTACTGATTGTTTGCCGAGTCTATCGACTTCTCTGATAACGACACCTGCGTGTCCGTCCTGCACATTCAATCCTCTGTACTGCCATAAGATAATACGATCATCTCCTTTTAAATCTTTAATCTCATTCATTAGCGCACCGCCTTTTTAGGAAAGATAGATGTGTCCATAAGCCATTGTGTGTATTTATCTCGTGCATATGGCGGCTGCGGTGTACCGTCGTATAACCAAGGACGCTCTTTTCTTCTGCGTGCTTCTGCTTGTTCTGCTAACTTCTTTTTCTTTTCTACTTCTTCTATGTTAAATGTCGGTTTATGTTCTTCAAGATAATATTCAAAGTCGTCTCCTATGATTTCTTCAAAGCTTTTGCCTTCTTGATACTTTTTATTGATTTGATATCTTTCAATCTTGATTTTCTGCATTTCATTCAAAGGTACATATAAAGTTACATCCGGAAAATCTCTTCTCCAATAAATAGAACCCCATTTTGTTATATAATCTCTACGCAGGGTAGTTGCTTCTTCCTTACTCCATCCGTGATTCATGCGTTTTTCAACCAGCATTAAATTCAAGGCCTTGCATTTAATCTGACGCATGTCTTCTGGTGTCAACGCCACCGCTTTATTATTTACATAGATTGTATTTCTAGACATTACCTTAACCTCCTACAATAACCGCTCTACATCTGTGACTTCTAAATCATCCATATAGGCTTCTGGTTCTTCATATATTTTATTGATCAAACTATTTTCCATAGCTTGTGTATTTTTATGTTTGTGAAATGTATCTCTGACTTTAGCTGTAAACGTCACTGTGCATTTGAATTGCATTTCTACGTCGTCATTGTCGATATTCAATTAATCTACCTCCTCGATTTCCATGATGATTTTAGCTTCATTACCGTATTGCTTTAAGGTCCTTACATCTACAATTTGGCCGTCATCTTTCCACAGATACTTATTACCGGCATCTAAAACAGTTTTCATCAAATTATCTACATCAGGCTTTGTACGCTTATACTTGCCGACCATTGCCAAACGTTTTTTCTTACTCCAGCTTTCAGGTGGTGTGAAAATAAATTTCAACGTTACAATCACGCTATTTTCCAACATAAGTTTAGGCATCTGCTTTTGTATAAAAGCTTTATGTGCCGTATAAGTTGCAGGCATATAGGTTTGTACATATTTTCCTCTATTCGCAAATCTGGGTCTTGGTGAAGCCATAGGTGCTTTATGTGTTTCGTTGAATTTAATTTCTATCTCCATAAGACACCTCTATTTGACGCACAGCGGGCGTTGTACGACGTTTTTTACATTGGTATAGGAATAAGTCGTACAACCTCTCAGCGTTGCCCTGTGCTTGTGTAATCATCATCTCTGCAAACACTGAACTGCAGTTAAGATGACGCATGATATATTCTTTGGTTAACATCAAAAGTTTAACCCTCGCATTCTGTAATCTTCGCCATTCATATTGATTGTTGTTGTATTTTTCATCATTCGACTAAATATTTTGGCCAGATCCTTATTTTGTATCAGTTCTTTACTACTGTTATTAGTAGTAATGATATTGTGCTTGCCAGTACGTGATTCCATTACTTCAAACAGCTTCTGTACACCGAAGTTGCTTAATGATGTTCCATAATCATCTAATACAAGCAAGTCAACATCAGATATTGCTTTATCTATTTCTCTTTCAGTAATTTGAGAAGATTTGTTATATGTGTCTTTATAGGTTGTAATTAACTGCGGCACATTCATATATAAAACCGAGTAACCTTTCTCTTTTACACGCTTGATAGTGGCCATAGATAAATGGCTCTTACCTGTACCATAACTGCCGAATAATAAAATGGATTGTTTGTTATCTAAAGTGAAGTTGTTCGCATATCGTTCTAGTAATGCTTTCGCTCTAGCAAGTTGTTCACTTGTAGGCTGGTAATTATCAAAGGTTGCATCTGCCAGATCATCATTGATAATAGATTTTTTAAAGATTGCGTTTGCTTTAATACGTTGTTGTTTTCTTTTAAAGTTTTCAGTCGATTGTTTAGCGAATGCTATCATGTCACAATCACAACCATCTTTGATGATTTGACCATTATCGAATTCGTAGTAATCATAATCTCTACCGCACTTGCTGCAGTGCAATCCTAATTCTTGATTAACTATCTTATTTTTAAATTTCGCTTTTTTAGCTACTTCTGAAAACGAGTTCATCTAAAACACATCCTCATATTGCTTTTTCCATTCTTCATCAACAGCGTTGGGTTGTTGTTGGTTAAGGTAACCCTCAAACTTAGTACCGAATAATGTTTCGGGTCGGAGGTACTTTTCCATGTCTGTACCTTTCCATTCCGATACTTTGTTATCGATTACTTTTTTGAAGTCATCTAATGTAAAACCCTCATCAGTTCTTGCACGTATGACTGTTTGGTTTTTCTTAGTTGTAGATTTGTAGTGCTTATCTGTCTGTTGGTTAAGATAATTAATTACATCACGGTAAGGGTACGCAGTCGACGAAGGAGACAATATATTCTCGTCATTATAAGTACCATCATTTTTATTTAAATCATTATAAGTTCTATTATTATTAGTAGTTTGCCCTTTTCGGTTTTCCGATTTTCCGTTTGCCGAAAACCCGTTTGCCGATAATCCGTTTGCCGAAAATGGCATTTCGGTTGGTTTCTCATAAACATGATATTCATAACCACTAAATACTCCAGCTTTAGTGCGTTTTTGAATTCTATGCACATATTTATTTGCCATAAGTTCTTGAATGCCACTGTTGATTGATTTTTGTCCATCATTCATATGTTTAACTACTTCAGATGTGTATATCTGCCAATTATCTGGTCTACTAAGGAAATACAGTAATATACCTTTTGCTTTAGCGCTTAAATTGGAGTCATAAATAAAGTTTTTGTGTACCGTGACGAAGTCGCCACTTTCTTTTATTGTTCTAAATGTAGCCATTATTGCATTCTCCTTTCTGGTATAATATTTTTTGAGGTGAAAAATATGTTTTGGTTATCTTTAATCGCAATTTTTATTTCTGCAATTTCGTTAGGTTTAACTATTTACAAATTCTATATCGATTACAAAGAAAATAAGCTAAATTTATCAGTAGACTTGCAAAATCACTTTGTTGCTAGCACAAGAAATGTTTTCGAATTCAATTTCGTAAATGAAACTAAGAATCCTGTATCTATCACAAAAATTGTTTTAATTGACAATCATAGAAACGTAAAAATCAAATCTTTACAAAGTAAAACACTACTTACTAAAGGTAAATACATAAGAAATGAAAGTAGCTCCTTACCTATCAATTTAGGTGCTTATGAAGCTTTTAAAGCGTTTATTGTAATTGATTCAGAAAAGATATTAACTTCTTACGAATTCGAGGTGTATACTAGTAAAGGTGTATTTATAACTGAACTATCAGAGAAATTACCGAAAGAACAAGCGCTATTAAATTTAAAGAAATTAACGATAAATAAATGATGTGGTCTTTTTTTGTCATTTTGATTCTCCCTTCAACATTTTGTTAAGCCGATCATCTACTGAAATCCAAGAATTTTCTAAGTGGTATTTCTTATCGAATGTGTCTACGCCTATGTTGTGCTGTTCGGAATGATGCTCTCTGCATAGCGCTAACACTTCATATCCGTAATGGTCCATTGTCTTACGGTTCTTACCTCTGCCTATTGCGTAATGGTGTGCAAGGTCTGAATGAGGTTTACCACAGATAACACAGTTACGGTTGACTGTAGACCAGTACAAGAAAGATTTATCTTGTTTAAGCAGGTCGCTTGTTTTATAAGTTAATGGAATATTGTTATAAAATATCCAATCAAGCGTAACCTCTATGATTTGGTTTGCTTGAGTACGTGTACAGTCGCTTAATGAGAGGCGTTTTTCATACCCATAGAGGACTTCTACGTAATCCATGAACAAATACCTCATATAGTCTCGGGGTTGCCCTGTGTGACTCTCTATGTCGTTACATAAGGCGAATATTTTCCTGCGTTGTTTATCGCTAATCATGAAGGGATCTACTATCTTTACATCGACCTCTACATCCATTCCGTTATCCAGTAACAAAGTTTCTTTATCCCCAAGTGTTACATTCTTGATGACGGCAGTAATTGTACCGTCATCTTCTTGAATGTAATTAGTGATTCTTTGCATTTAAAACCACTCCTAGAAAGGTAAATCATCCGTATCCATATCAAAGTTGTTGCTATTATTGAATGGATTTTCGCTTTGAAGCGCCTTCTCTCTTTGCTGCACTTGGTTATTTGATTGGTTATTGTTTGAGGCTTGTGCATTCTTAGGTTCTAAGAATTGCACACTGTCACACACGACTTCCGTAACAAATACTCTTTGTCCTTCCTTGTTCTCATAGCTTCGTGATTGTAAGCGGCCATCGACACCCGCTAAACTGCCTTTATTCAAATAATTATTGACGTTTTCTGCTTGTTTACGGAATACAACACAGTTGATAAAGTCTGCCTGTTGTTCTCCATTTTTACTCTTAAAATTACGATTGACTGCTAGTGTGAATGTTGCCACATCTACACCGCTTTGCGTTGTTCTGAATTCCGGGTCTTTTGTTAAGCGACCTACTAATACGACTCTGTTTAACATTATTCATTCTCCTTTGCTTGTTTTGACCAGTTATCTAATTTTTTGATGCACACAGTGATTTGACTATTACTTAAACTCTGAATATCGTTGATACCTAGCTTTTGCTGGACATCATCAACACTTACTTGTTTTCCTAATGACTGCATAAGTTCGCTAAATTTCAACATTTCTTCTTTTAATGTCCCAATCGCTTTAGCATCTGGTTTGGTATATTGCTCACGTTTTTGTTTAGCATCCGCGTCATCCTCATCAGTAGGAATATTGAAGAACTTCATTAAAAAGTAACGTTCAGCATAAGTTAGTGCAGTACCATGTGCTTTAGAAACATCGTCTTGTTGTCCGACAGAATAGAATGTTACTTCAAGCTTTTCTTCTGGCTTATCCGCATTGATCCATACATATGTCAATTTCATTTCGACGACAAATTCAGATGTTGTGACTTCTCTATTTGCTTTTTTATTGAACCTCGTAACTTCAATTTTTTTATAGTTTTCTTCTGTTGTACTAGGAACAAGCAATAAATTATGTTCAATCATTTTACTTCTGATTCTGTGTAATACTTGTGAACCACTAACATATGAGTAGTTGTAGCCTTTAGTATCTTTAGTGAATCCATCTATATTAGCTTTAACGTCAGCTATTTTCTGGAATAGGTTCATTTCTTGCTCCATTATTTAATCACCAGGCTTTCAGTCACTTTAAGTTCAGCACCTGGCACTTCTTTGCCTGCTTTCAAGTCGTCTGTCAGTTGTTTAGCATTTAACTTAGGCGCTTGAGATAACCAATACTCTTTAGGGATTAGCTTTTCATCTGTAATCGATTTGCTCGGTGCATTTCGCTTCTTAAATACATAGTTTTTAGAAGTACGATAATTGTCTAACTGTCTGTAATCGAGCATATCTTGCAAATATGATTTGATTTTATTTTTGAGGTTTTCCCTTTGTTTTTTGAGTGTCTGCAGACGTTTGATTTCTTTGTCCACAGTTTCAATGTCGCCCTCTACACTTCGAATAAGTCCGATTGTGTTATCGACTTTGACATCAATACTCGCTTCGATAGATTCCAATGTGTCTTTCAAAACTTCTGGTTCGATGCCTTCATCAATTTGGTTACGAAGCGCTTCATATTGTTCATTTAAACTGAATAAGTTCATTATGACTTTAAACCTCCACTCAATATTTTTTCTATATTTGCTACGCATTGCTTTTTATATTCTTCGCTATTATCGCTACCTACAATCACATGTTGAACGTCTAAGTCTTTTCTATATGTGAATACTAGTGTTTGCTTTTTATCATAATTAGAGTATTCGATCGTACCTTGTACATCGGACTCATCTAACATGTCGATAAATTTATGCGAATATTTTTTAAGGTCCATGTAGTACCTCCTGTAAAAATTTGTTATGATGAAAGTGACTCATTTCATCTTTGACTGTTAGCAATTGCCTTTGCTAGCAGTCTTTTTTAATACTTAATCGTAAATAACGTAATATACTCTTCGCTGTCATCTACTGCTTCCTCTGTTTCATCTTCTTCGAAGTACCAGACATCGAAGAACAGATAAACTGCTAACGATAAAAGCAATGACCATGCTGCCGATATAATAAAATCTTGTGTGATAAGTGTTAGTACGGATGTGCTTGCAAAGCAGAATAAATAGGATAACCAGAATGATTTCATTGCTTCATCTCCTTAAAATTCATCTCTATACTTACGTAAAAACTCATACGCTTTCGGACCGTCGAACGACCAGTTGCGTTTGTTTCCTTTCGGATAACTCGCAATGCCTTCGCTTTCTAAAATCTTTCTGAACTTAGGATTGAATAGAATCTTGTCATCCACACTGTTGTTTGATTTGAATGGCGAATGATCAATAAATTCTTTTTTAGACCATGTTGCTTTCTGCTGGTTCATCAACAACTGTGAGTGAATATCTTTTTCAATCAATACATATTCTTCTGGAATATTGATTTGTACACTGAGTGTTTGTGTCATAAGTGGCGCCTCCTATCTTGTATACTTGTATATCTTTAATTCATTAAGTTTTTATTAATTAAATACGTGCTATAATCCTTTTATCGCTACTGCGTTGGATTGGGGGTGGTAAACATGGTTAAAACTAATGGGCTCGATAAATTTATTAAGCGACTGGATGAGATATCAAATAACGCTGAAGAAATATCAGGTACTCATAACTATTCTTTTGATGAAGTGTTTAGCGAAAAATTCATGAAATCCAACACAGATCAAACAGATATTTATGAATTCATCAATGGTGCAAATTTAGATGTTAATAACCAATCAGAATTTGAAAAAATTACTGAAACTGATGAATGGAATGAGTACGTCAATAATCACAGCAAATTTGATAGCTGGAAAGCAATGTTCGAAAGTGCAGTACATCAAATGATGACAGAAAAATTATTTAAGTGATTTTTTATAATCAGCAATGTAATTTTTTAAGTCACTGGTATCTGCATTAATTTTTACTCTGAATACTTTTGTTTCCTTAGCATTCCTAATCTCCTCCGCCAAGATGACGATTAGGAGTGCTATTTTGATTGTTTTGAGTTTGCTCATTTCGTTCCACCTCCTTTAATTCCGCTCGATTGTGTGTAGGGTGTTGTTACTCATCTTCTCCATCTAAGTCAAAATGTTGTCCGATTTGGTCAATCGCCCATTCGATCATTGATTCAAGATGTTCCTCTCTGTCTACTTCATATGCGTGTTCGATAGTGCCAATTCCTTTCACAGATGTTGTGTCGCCATGTAGAAATGTTGGACCTTTATCCTGCTTAGCAACATACAAAGTCAGTACAATGTCATTTAATTTTTCTTTTTGTTCTGGTGTCATTTATACTCCTCCTAAATTAGCTTCATAACCGAAGTCAGTCATGATTTCGTGTATTTTCAATCTACCTTTTTGAGTCCATCTGGTTTGCAAAACTGTATCCTCTCTACCGTCAGAGCGTACAATTGGTATAGTGTCTGATTCTGTATAGCTTTTGCCCATATGCTCTGAGTAAAGAACCCACTGTTTGTTTACTTTTCGTTGTAATCTAGCTTCATGTAGCAACTTATTTAACTTTTGCGCTGAAATACCGTAGTCTGCTGCGATTTGTGTTGTAGCCAATGTCCCAGTTGACTTTAATATTTCATCAACATAATCTGCTTTGGGTTTTAGCTCTCCGATTTCTTGTTGTAAAAGTAAATTTTGTTCTTTTTCTTTCTTATACTCAGTCAACACTGTAATGATGTAATCCGGATTCTGTATCGTTTGTTCAATCACGCTGTCCGTTGCGTAGATTCCATGTTTGCGAATTGCTGGTAAAACTTCATCAAAGATCCATTCTTCAAATTGCTCTGCTTGAGGTAATTTTGAACGTGAAATTAATCTGTATAAATTACCTTCATCAATGAACTTTTTAACTTGCTTTCTACCTAACGAATCGATGACGTCGTGTTTCACGACCCCACGTTTTTTTGTGTGCCTTGAGATAGCATCGCGCGGATTTGTATAACCGAGAACTTCCGCTACCTTGATTGCTGGAAAATACTCTTTGTTATCGATAGTTAAAATTTCTAAATCTCCGAATTGTGAGTTTTGAAATACTTTTAAATCTTGCATGCGGTTTCCTCCTCTACTCAAAATCTTTAACTGACAAATTTTCAATACGTTTTTCGTAACGATATAAATAGAAGCCTTTTATCATTTCATACATTCTTGCAGCTTCTTCATATTCTTTTTCGCTTAAGTCTGAGTTTAGCGTTACTCCAAATGCTGATAATGTAAGCTTTCTTATTAAATCGTGTATTTCACTGGCATATGTTTTATAGTGTTCGAGGCACCCTAATCCATGTTCATATTTTTTAAGTGATAAAGGATGTCCTAATCCAATTCTGTCAGTACTTCTTAGTTGCTTTGTGAATTCAAACTTTTTATTGATTACATCAAAATCCTTGTGGTCAATTTTCACTTTATTGAATATTGCACCTGAGCTGATTGTTTTCTTACCATCCAACCTTTTACTTACTTCGCGTTCTACAATTTCAATCAATTCTTGTTTTGTTAATGTGATTTGCTCCATTGTTTCCTCCTATTAAGTTGTTTGTACAGTTTTTCGTCTCATTTTTGAGACGTTTTGATTAAAAAAATATTCATCCATGCTAATGTTCAACACTTCACATATTGCACTAGCTTCGTCGATTGTAAAGTTACTTTTATTCTTATTAATCTTCTGGCTAAAGCGTGCTGGATGCATACCAATCATATTGGCAACATCTTTATGAGAATACTGACTAGCATCTATGAAATTCCTCAAATCTTGATATCTCTTTTTATTCATGTTGTTCTCACCTCTTTCGTCTCATTTATGAGATTACACTAATTACTATACAGACCAATCAATTCTATGTCAACAAATAAATTTCATTTTTGAGAAACAAATTCGTTAAATGTGTTGCAAAAATGAGAACAAACTTATATAATAAGTTTGTAAATAACGAACAAGGAGTACAAAAATGACAAATTTCTCAGACAACCTAAGTAAATTAAGAAAATCACGCAACTTATCTTTGAAAGAATTAAGCGATAGACTTAATGCGAATTATGAAGTTAAATTTTCAAAAGCATCAATAGACAGATGGGAAAAAGGTATAACTAGTCCTTCAATGGACCACGCAAGTGCACTAGCTCACTACTTTAATGTTTCACTTGATGAATTAAGTGGACTAGAAGAAATGAAAAGAAGCCACCCTCAAACGATGGCCGCACACCTCGAAGGTGAGTTGAAGCAAGAAGATATAGATTACATCATGAGTTTAGTAGAAAGATTTAAAAACGAAGATAAATAAAGGGATTGGTTTTATTGTCACGTTATGAAGATTTATTAATGGAAATTGATTATGTAGAAATTAAAGACCACGTTCATTTACCTGATGGCTACAAAGGTTTTTATTCAGACGATTTAATTCTTATAGACAAAAAGCTTAGTGATGCTGAGAAATTAGAAAACCTTTTTGAAGAATTAGGTCATCATAGATTTACGCATGGTAACATACTTGATCAATCAACTTTCAATAATCGTAAATTTGAAAATTATGCACGAAGACATGGTTATGAAAATTCTATATCTTTAAACAAGATTATAGACGCATATAAATACGGAGTAAGTAGCTTACATGAATTTGCTGAATATGTTCAATTAAGCGAAGAATACGTATATACAGTGTTACAACATTACAAAAACAAATTTGGTTTATCAACCTGCCACAATGGTTATCTTATACGATTTGAACCATTGCAGGTTTTTAAATATAAAAACTTAAATGAAGGAGATTAACAATGTCGGAAAGAAAAGAACTAACAAACGAGGAACTTTTAGAAAGACAACAACAGCAATTTGAGCAGTATAAAAAAGAACAATCAGCTAAATCTAAAAAGAAATGGTTATGGGGTTGTGGCGGTTGTTTAATTTTTGTAATTTTAATGGGAATAATTTTCAGCGCATGCTCAGCTACAATGGTCAATAGTGTAGATAAAGAACTGAATAAAGATAGTGCGGAAGTCAAAAAAGATGCAAACGCTACAAGAGAACAAACAGCCGCACTAAACTCTGCTAAAAATTATTCAGACACTTTGCACATGTCTAAACAAGGCATTTATGACCAATTGACATCTGAGGCAGGTGATAAGTTCTCTGCTGAAGATGCACAATATGCGATAGACCACTTAAAAGCCGACTATAAAGAAAACGCTGTTAAATCAGCGGAAAACTATGCTGAAACAATGAACATGTCTGACGATGCAATTTATGATCAATTAAAATCTGATGCAGGAGATAAATTCACTCCAGAAGAAGCAAGATATGGCGTTGACAATATGAGTAAATAACAGGGCATTCACTTGCCCTATTTTTTTACCCCCTCCACTCTGGGGCGAAGGAGGAACTTTTATGAAAACACCAAATAGTGATGGAGAAATAAGACCATGTTTAAGTAACTTTAAATTCTATATAGGTCAAACAGGACAGGAAGAAGATAATCCTTTATTAGATTTCAACAGATTGAAAGATGGCTCTGAACTAGGCATAGAGTTTACAGTTAGTGGATTGAATAGAATATATATAAATGATGAAAGTAACGCTATATCTCTGGTTGTATTATATTACGAGAGAGTTGGACAAATAGGTTTTAAACTAAATAATTTATGGTCAGTAGAACTGAATGATAAAGATATGAAAGATTCTTATAAAACCTTTAAAATCTCGCTTGCAAAAGTATATTTAGATCTAGTCAAGAGAAAATATGATATGTATTTAAACTATCCTCTAATTAAGATAATCACTTTACCTGGCAAGTTTGATTTTGAAAAATTAGACGAAGAAACCTTATCACACTGGATGACTTGGTCACATCATAATGAACTATTATGCGCTAAAATACCAATGATTCCAGAGTCGGAGGAATAAAATGGGAGAAATAATTGAGTATAAGGAACTTTTAAATGAATTTAATAAAACTATTCCAGGCGCACATGATACAATGGAGTCAGGAACAAATGATTCCGGAGGTGGGAATATGAGCGGGAACTATATTACTAAAGAAATGTTTGAACAATTTGAGAAACGCATCAATGATAAATTAGATTCTTTACCTGATAGAATGGCTGATAAAATGGATGCTAAAATTAGCAAATTCGAGGCAAAACAAACTAAGTGGTTCGTAGGCATTGGAATTACATTGATTGGCACTTTCTTAAAAGTGTTTGGAATAATTTAATAATTCTAGGGGTACACCACCGTACCCTTATTATTTTTTACCTTTTTTCGAGGAGGAATGCAATATGCGAATGAGACAATACGAAAAAGGCAAATGGCAATATGAATTCAAATATAATAACAAACGCTACCGTAAAAAAGGATTCCGTACTAAAAAAGAAGCTGAATACGCAGGTATAGAGAAGTTAAATGAATTACAACAAGGTTATTCCCCTGACAACACTTTGACATTGCATCAATACTTAACGCAGTGGGTTATTACCTATAAACGTAACTCAGTATCAAAATCAACGTACGGAGGTTATAAAAGTAATTTGAAAATATTAAAATCATTCAAAATAGCAGATATACCGATAGCAAAATTGACACGTCTTGATGTTCAAAATTTCCTTACTGCTTACACAGAGAAACGTAGTCAAGTGACTGGCAGAAAAATGCGATCATTGCTTAAAACCTCATTAGATGATGCAGTGTATGACGGGTTAATCAAACGTAATCCTGTGTATAGAATTACATTCAAAGCAGGTCATGAGCCTAAAAAAGAAACAGACAAGTTTATCAGTATAGAAGAATATAAAAGGTTAAAAAATAAACTGATGCAAAGTAATAAAAGAATGGATTTGATTTTATTTATCATGATCTGCACAGGTTGTCGTGTGAGCGGTGCAATCAATATGAAATCGAGTTATATCGGTAAAGACCTTTATATTGATGAGCAGAAAACAGACTCTTCACCTCGCTATGTGGACGTAGCAAAAGAAGATATGCAGCATATCAGAAAAGTGATTGCTACATGGGCTGTTAGTATGGACGGTTACATTTTTAAAGATAGAGGAATACTTCCGAGAGTAAAAAGAGTGAATGCAAGACTTGGAGAGTTATGCGAAGAATTAGATATAAAAAAGATAACTACTCATGCGCTGCGTCACACACACTGTAGTTATCTATTATCTAAAGGTGTTTCTATTCAGTATATCAGTAAACGTTTAGGACACAAAAATATGCGTATCACATTGGAAGTATACTCTCATTTACTAGAAGAGCAATTTGACGAAGAGAATAACCAAGCAATTGAGGTTTTAGGGACTCTTTAG